GAACAGACCTCTTTGTCCACAAATATATCGGTACGAACGATGGAACAACTGAAAAGGATCATACACAGATTCAGGATATGTTGTTCTTAGAAAACCGTGATAGGAAATACGATCCAGACATTTACACTATTAGAGGAATTTACAATGTTCAAGATATTGATTTTGATTTAAGCCAATTTGGTTTATTCTTATCAAATGATACATTGTTTATGACTGTACATATTAATAGTAGTGTGGAAGCAATAGGGCGTAAGTTAATGCCAGGCGATGTGATTGAATTACCTCACTTAAAAGATGAATATGCTCTAAATGACTTTAGTGTTGCACTAAAACGTTTTTATGTTATTGAAGATATTAATCGTGCAGCTGAAGGATTTTCACCAACTTGGTATCCGCATTTATATAGACTTAAACTTAAACAAATTGTTGACAGTCAAGAATTTAAAGACATTCTTGATTTACCCGCAAGTGAAGATTATCCAGAAGACGGAACACTAAGAGATGTGCTTTCTACTTTTGAAACAGAAATGCAAATTAATAACGCAGTTGTTGCAGAAGCTGAAGAAAACACTCCTAAGAGCGGGTATGATGTAGATGACAACTACTACACACTTGCTGTTGACGAAAACACAGGTCGTGCAAAAGTTGAACAAGTAGATGCTGATGGAAGTACTATAACTGATAAAGCAACTCCAACAATGACCGGATATAAAGGTTTGCTTATTGGTGACGAATTTGCACCTAATGGTAGTAACTTTAGTAGCGGTATAAGTTTTCCATTAGATAGTATAGCAGGCGATTATTTCTTACGCACAGACTTTTTACCACAACGTATGTTTAGATATGACGGTAAGCGTTGGTTGAAGGTACACGATGTTAAGAGAGCTCCAATGAATAATAGCACTACACAAACACTACGTGGTTCGTTTATTAATGATGTAGATACATACTTGTATAATACACCTATAGCACAAGACTTTATTAGACTAACAGTAGGACAAACAGAAATAGAAACTGAAATTGCATATACTACTGCAAAGTATATTCAACTTGAATATACCGATGATATTAGTAATGACGGTATTAGAAGATTTAATTATGTTGTTGCAGATAACGCAGGAATGTTAACAAGCTATGATGACAATGGCACCGATAGAGTAAAAATTACTTTACCTGCAAATACTATTAAAGAAGCAGGATTATATAGTCTATCGCTACACAATACAAGAACGCAACAGCGTCAAGCACTTTCACAAGTATTAAAACCTAAGGCAGATAACTAATGGCTGAGCATTTTTACGACGGACAAATAAGAAAATATCTTGTACAAGTTATGAGATTGCTTAGTAACTTTAGTTACAAAACTGGTGATGGTACATTAAAACAAGTACCAGTTGTATACGGAGATTTAACTAGGCAAGTGAGTGCTATTATACGAGATAATTCAGAAAACAAGATTCCTAGTGCTCCAAGAATGGCAGTATATATTACAGGTTTAGAATTAGATAGAGATAGAACTTCTGACAGTAGTTATATAAACAAGCGTCATATTAGAGAACGTTCATATAATGAATCAACAGGAGAATATGAAAATGATCAAGGACGTCAATATACTATAGAAAGGCTTATGCCTACTCCATATAGATTAACAATGAATGTTGACATATGGGCAACTAATACTGATATGAAGTTGCAAATTATGGAACAAATTCTTATGTTGTTTAATCCAAGTTTAGATATACAAACAACAGACAACTATGTTGACTGGACTAGTTTAACCACAGTAATGTTAGACACTGTTAACTTTAGTTCAAGGAGTATACCAGTAGGAGTAGACAGCGAGATTGATATTGCGCAACTATCATTTAGTACCCCAATTTATATAAGTCCGCCTGCCAAAGTTAAAAGACTTGGAGTTATTACAAATATTGTTACAAGTATTTTTGATGGTGACGGATACTTTGACTTTGAGAAAATGCTAGAGGGAACTAACCTATTCAGTATAGGTGGTTATACTGATCCATATGAAAAAGGTTCAACTGAGGTTGTTGATACAGGAGCGTTTCCAAATGATGGAGACGGTATAGAGACTCCAAGAAAACAAATTACAAGAACAAATACACCTGTGGTTAAAAATCCATTACAAGAACGAATACTTGTATTAAATGGCGATGCACAAATTCTTGACAATGGATTACCTAGTAATATGGCCTGGGCCGATTACTTTAGAGAATTACCTGGCAAATATCAATCAGGTCTAAGTGTAATTTATTTAAGAAAGCCTGATATACAAGGACTAGTAGCAGGCAGAATTACTGTTAATCCTTTGGACGAAACTAGACTTTCAATTGATTGGGATAAAGATACATTACCTAGCAATAATACAATACAAGGCCCTGCACGTGATAGTAATCAATATTCTAGTGTAGACTTTATTATTGATCCATTACGATACGATCCTAAATCAGACACTAGTAAAGCAGGCGTCCGACTACTTATACTAGGTGCTATAGGAAGCACAGGTAATGCTGATGGTGCAGATGCTTGGAAAAATACAGACAATTCAGACTTTGTTGCAGGTGCGAATGATATCATTGAATATGACGGCACTAACTGGAATATTGTATTTGATGCAAGTCAAGATTATTTGCCTTACAATGACGAAACAATTCAAACATTATATACTACAAACTTAAATACCGGCGTACAATACTACTGGGACGGTGATCAGTGGTTACTTAGTGTAGACGGTGAATATGCCAAAGGTGACTGGGTAATTAAGCTAGACGGCTAATTACTAGTATGAACAAGATAATTGGTAGTGGTGCTCTCTTCTACGCCCTTAATACAAAAAGATTTCTATTTTTACATCGTGCAAATGGTAAAACTGCTGGAACTTGGGGACTTGTAGGTGGTGGAACTGAAAACGGTGAAACTCCTTTCGAAGGTTTAAAAAGAGAAATTTCTGAAGAAGTAGGTAATGTACCTGAATTCGTAAAAACAATACCTTTAGAAACATTTGTATCAAACGATAGTAAATTTAATTTCCATACCTATTTAATTGTACTCAATGAAGAGTTTTTACCTATCTTAAATAATGAACACGACGGATATGCTTGGGTAAGTTTTGGAAAATGGCCTAAAACATTACATCAAGGGTTACGTAACACATTACAAAATAAAACAAATCTAAACAAATTAGAAACATTGTTTGAAGTGCTAGATTTGTTGGAGAAATAAATGGATAATATCAAAGAACACGATTGGGGTAAAGAAGTAATTTGGACAAATACTGCCGATTACTGCGGTAAAATATTAATTTTTGAAAAAGAAAATTCTAGCACTTCTCTTCATTTTCATAAAGATAAAGAAAAAAGTTGGTTTGTTAATGCTGGTAAATTTCTTGTAACTTGGGTGGATACTAATAACGGTCAAGCGTATTCTAAAGAATTACCGGAAGGCAGTGTTTTTCAAGTTCCTAGATTAATGCCTGTAAAACTGACAAGTTTACAAGATAATAGTGCTATTGCAGAATGCGGAACATATGAAGACGAAAACGACTATTTAAAGTTAGGATAAAAATGTTACCAAAATTAAAAAATTCTCTAGAGTTTAAAAAAGATTTAAAAAGTTTTCAAACAAGTATTGAAAATATTCCTTATCCTAATGCAAAAGAAAAAGCACTACATTTATTGCAAAAAATAATGTTAGAAGCAAATATTCTCGACGAATCACATAATCCTATAACTAATAATGATATAGATCCTCGCGCAGTTAGGTCCAATGTTGAAAATATGGTGGAATTGCGTAAAGAATTAACTAAGCTAATTAATGACTCTAAATAACACTTAATCTTTTAACTGTTATAGCACCTACCATTGCAGCGTGGCTTTGACATTGGTACCTATATCCTCCGCTAATACCTTCTTGTATTCTCCAGTACAATGTACCACTAGATTTTCCTTGAGCATTAGATCCGGTGCTTACAGTGCCGTCTGATGCTACGTGAACTAAACCTGTGTCATAAGGGGATCCAGTGCCATCTTGTATTTCAAATGGATGACCAGGAATGTTATCTAAATCAAATGCTATAGTTGTTCCTGCTAAAACATATATTGTTGGATTAGTTCCTGTGTAATGACTAGGAAATGTATACGCTGTAGTGCCTGTATTGTCAACTCTAAGCATTGCTATTGCAGGTTCATATATTTTATCTATTGACAAAGTAGCTGTATTAGAGTCTGTTAAATCTGAAAAATTTGTATTACTATTAATAGTAACTGTATTATCATTAGTAGTAATACTAATATTGGCGCCTCCAGCAAGCGTAAGAGTATCAGTAGATGTATCAGCAGTAACGGTAGTTTGTCCACTAACTGCTATATTACTAAACGCATTTTGATTAGCTTCGCCTGCAGATACAGTTGTAAATTCTAATCCGTCAGCTGTACTGTTTACTGTTGCTACTTGTCCAGCAGTACCAAAAGAACTAGGCGTATCAGTAAGTTGTAAAAAAGTTGTTGCTCCGCTGCCTCCTGATGATACTGTTGTAAAACTAAAATTACCTGCACCGTCAGTAGTTAGAACTTGGCCATTAGTACCGTCTGATATTCCTAGATCTGTGAGTACCTCTGGTGAATCTGTTATTCCATAACCCGCTATAGTTGTAGGTGTGCTTGTCAAATCGCTAAACGCTACACTTGTAATATATGAACTTAAATCAGGCGGCGTATATCGAAAAACTCCTGTAGTATTATCATAACTAATTGCACCGTCACCTGTTGCGGCTAGTTCGTTTCCTATACTTAAACTTGTTAGTGTAAGAACACTAGGAGTATTTGTAAAGTTGTTATAATCTAAGTAATATGTACCTTCAAATCCGTCTAGTGTATCTGCATTCGCGCCAACGCTTACATCAACTGTTGGCGTTGATCCATATACTATTATAGAGAACGGTGATGCACTACTTGGTGCTCTAACTCCTGCACTGTCATAAAATGTTGCTGTAAATCCATTCACAGTCTTACTTGATATTCCAACGTAATAATCATCAAAAGTTTCAGCGTCACTTACAACAATATAATTGGTATCTGGCTGAGCCGTTGAGAAAGTAAAGTCAAAAGTACCAGGTCCAGACAGCCAATTTTGCCAACTTATATTAGTTCCTGATGAATCTGTTATATCGGCGACTCTTCCAAATGCTACTGGTGCAATAACACTTGTAGTGTCACCTCCACCTCCGCTTGAAACATCAGCACCTGGTGCCCATTGTGCTCCGTCCCATTTTAAAACTTGACCTGTTGTTGCACTTGCGTTTGAAACATTAGATAAAAATCCAATTTCAAACGGGTCCATATTAATTTCTAAATCAACTGTGTCAGTGCCAATTCTTGTGCTAATATTTGTACCGCCGATTACATCAAGTATTTCAGTAGGACTTGATGCTGTTGTAGAGCCGTCGTCTGATTGAATTGTAGAAAATAAGTTCTGTGTTGAACCGCTAGTTCCGTCAAAGTTTATAGTAATAGTTTTATCAGTAATTGATGTTGATATATCAGTTCCGCCTGCTATAGTAAAGCTATCTGTTTCTCCTACAGCAGTTGCAGTTCCTGTGTCTGCATTAACTGTTGAAAAAATATTTTTTATATCTTCAACAATATTCCAAACCACACCGTTATACTGCCAGGTTGTTCCTCCTTCAGTATACGTATCTCCATTCTCTGGATTTGCTGGAAAATTTAATGCCATTTTTTATCCTCTTTTACATATTTATGTTACTATTAGCAAGGATTCGCCTTGTATAAAATTGTTAGAATTATTAACATCTAGTTCTAATAAAGACCCGGTATTTGCACTAATGTTAGTTACATTGGTGCTTGCACCACTAGTTACACCTACTATACCAAAAGGCACTGCGGGTGGCGATGCTAGTGAAGCATTTACCTGTATAGCGACATTAGATATAATACTGCTAATTGTAATTTGTATAGTATTATCATCTATCCAAGCAGTTCCACCAACTGCTCCGCCTGATTTATTTAATTGTAGTGATTCTCCTGCAATAATAGTTTTACTTCCTGTTGTTTGATACGATACATCTACACCATATCTACTATAAAGCATTCTATTAGGCGATCCCATTAATGAATAAGTTTCATCATAATCGAAAGTGTTGCCTGTGTCCCATAATATTTGTGTTGCGACTGAACTGTTTTCTATTGCATCTCCTATAACTTTTGCTAAAAGTTGCCTAGGAGTAAGATTAGGTTGAGATTGTAGATGTAAACAGCAAAGTCCTGCTACTTGTGGAGCAGCCATACTAGTACCTCCTATACTCATTACCTCATAAGAAGCATCACCTGGATATGTGTAGGTAGTATAACTAGGATCTCCTTGTGAACTTGCTGTACTCATAATAGAGTCACCCGGTGCCCAAATATTTACAGCCGGACCTCTGCGACTCGATGCTCTAGTTCTTTCTTTAGTATAGAAATTGGGAAATGCTTGAAGTCCTTCCGTAGCAGTATCTACGTTTCCTACAAAAAATGCTCTATCGCTATATGGACTACCAGGACGGTGATAAAATCTTTGTATACCATCTAGCACTACTACATTATTATAGTCTGCTCCTGTGCTTAAATCTGATTTATAATAATCATTTCCTGCTGCAATTACTATGTGTATGCCTGAATCAATCATATCTTCAACTTCTGCATCTGCAAACGCAACTTGAGCTGGAACTATTCTAGTTCCGCCAATAGGTGGTATTATGCCATAATTTTGAAGCAGGAAAGCATCTGCCTGAGTAGTATATGTCCAAGGAGTTCCTTGGTAGATTCCGTTAGTAGGATTGTTAGTATGTGTTCCGAGGTATCCCCAACTCATATTCACAACAGTTGGTCTATTTGATACTTTATCTTCGTGCCATAGTCTGATTGCATCAAAAGCATCTGCAATAGGAATGCCTGTGCCGTCAGTACCAGATAACAATTCTAACCCTTGTATTTTTTGAGAATAAATGTTTGCACCTTTGGCCCAGCCGTATGTTTTTCCGGCAGCAATTCCTGCTACGTGTGTTCCGTGACCGTCAGCATCTCTATAATGATTAACATCTTGCGTTCCTGATAATCCACTAGCAGTATACCAATCAATTTGTTGCATTCTGCTAACACCGTTTGCATCTTCCCATTCTGGATGATTAGGATCTATACCGCTATCTTGTATAACAATATCAACTCCTGCTCCATTAATAGGATATGCGTAATCGCCACTAATTGTTCCGTCATTGTTAGTTAGATATCCGTTTGTAGTATCAATACAACGTCTAAGACCCCAGTTTACATCGTTAGCATCTGAAAACCCTCTAAAGTATTGTCCTGTTTGAGTTGCGTTGTTAACAATTTTAATGTCATCTCTTTGATCTGGTGGTATTTCAACTGCAAGTATTCTGTCGTCATCTCTTAGTAATTCTGCTTCTTCGTCAGTTAACATCCAATGAGTCATACGCTTTGAACCTAAGCGAGGGTTTGCTATATCTACACTTCTATCAGGTATTGGTCCAGACCCTGTTGTTGCTGATAATTCTGCATCAACTTCTTGAAGATTTATACCTCGTTTGACAATAACTGCATATTCGCGTTCAGCCATTTTTACACCTCATAGATTTGTAAAAATACCGTAGGTTCAAGTGTGCCGCCAAAAACAAGTCTAACATTTCCAACATTTTTTGTGATTGTATATGTATTAACACTTGTCACTGTATTTGCATCTCCTTGTTGTGTAGCTACAACGTGATAGTCGTTTACATCTCCAAATGCTACATTAAATGTTAGTGTGTAGTCTCTTGCACCATTCCTAGTAAATGTTATACCTAAAGTTCCATTACCGGTATATGACCAAATGCCGCCATTATCTACAATTTTTCCTTGTGCTACCGGCAGTGATACTCCGTTAACAGTCATTCCGTCTGGTGCCGTTACACTAAATGATGTTGCACTGTTAATTTCTGGAGTTCCTGTATTTGTAGTAATAATAGAATCAACAGTAAGAGTATTATTGATAGTAAGAGCTGTATTAGTTGTTGCGCCGCGACCTGTAACACTTGCGAGAGTGTCTGTTTCTGTGTAACTAGTTAAGTATGAACTTAAATCAGGCGGAGTGTATGTAAACACACCTGATGTATTATTATATGCTAGTCCTCCAGTTCCACTTGCAGGATCGTCTGTGCCAACACTAAATGCTGTTAGGTCAACACCACCGCCGCCACCTGTTACTGTAGTAAAACTAAAATTACCTGCACCGTCTGTTGTTAGAACTTGACCATTACTACCATCGTTTATACCTAAATCTAATATAGTAGTCGGTACATTTTGATTTGCAGGTACGTTTGTAAAGTTATTGAAATCTAAATAATAACTTCCAGGTTGTCCACCAAGAGTTAATGCATTTGTAGAACTGCCGCTACCTCCGCCGCTTGAGGCAGTTGGCTGAATCCATTGACTAGTATCTCCGTCATCTATATAAATGTATAATTTTCCAGTAGTAGTATCTAACCACAAATTTCCAGATTCTGGAGTGTCAGGAACAGTTTCAGAAACATCAACACTGGTGCCTCCACCGCCTCCTGATCCAAGTTCTAGAAAATTTGCAACTGCTACCCATTGTCCGGAATGAGCAAAGTATAATCTTCCTTCACTGTGAACGTGAGCTATCATACCGTGATAGGTACTAGGGTCTACTTCTGTTTGTAAATCTGCAAGAGTATCCCAGTGAAATCTAATTTTATTTTTTTGTACATTAGGTAGATCTATGCCAGTGCTTGGTATGTTGCTTAAATCTGATTTTGCAAGTTCAAAGCCACCCCTGTCTTTGCCACTAAAAACTCTTAGACTATTTGTGTCTTTAGAAAAAAAGACTTCTCCACTTGAACCAACATTACGATTTAAAAAATCAGTTGGTCTTGGGATAATTCTTATTCTATCTACAATTGGTGCTTGATTACTAGACATATGTTATCGACTCCTATAACATATTTATCTAAGATTGTGTTAGGAACGAAATGCTCTTTCTTAAATGATTTTTATAAGTTCCTTTTTCTATAAAAGCAGAATGAAATAATGCTCCTTCGTACATATTAAGCCTATTGAATTTTTCTTCAGCAAGATGATAACTTATAAAATTCTGATCTTCTATTACTGGTTCAAAATCTACAAGTTCTAGGTTAGGATATGCTGATCCATATCTTTCTCTTCTATATTTACAATTATTAGCGAACGTTGCTTCTTCACCAGTCTCTCGATGTCTATAAAATCTTGTTCCGCTTCCTTTCTCAACAGTGTCTGATAAAAAAATGTTACCTGCAATCAATCCTGAGTCTGTATGGGGGTGATTACATTGTGCATAAACTTTTTTTGAGCCATCTATACATTGATATGCGGTGTGCAATCCTCTAATTTGTGTACCAAAGATTGTGTCTGCGTGATATCTAACAAAGTCCCATAATTGTTTTACATTGTATACAAAATAGTTTTGATAACCAGGATAAAAGCCTTTAATTTCGTTTGGGTCCTTTGAAATATTATCTTGGAGCGGGAAGGTTTCTGCAAACTCTAATATCTTTTCCGGATAAAGAAAAAAATCATCTACAGTTATAAACCTACTGTATAAATTTCCTATGTCGCTTATGTTAACTACACAGTCAGGATTAACATCGAAGATGCTGGGGTCAAAAACATTCATCTAATACCTCTTTCTATTAAAGTATTTAGATTGTAATACTAATATTATACGCCGAACCTGGTTCTAAATGCTTCAAAGTTTTGCTCTATTTCTGCATCAGTAAGACGTCTATTGTAGCACATTACAATGGCCATATCGCCTATCCAAGTTCCTGCATATCCTTGGCCAATTCGTATCCTCGGAGTGGTATTAGTAATTTGTGCGTAAGGATTTGTTCTAGTATTAGTTGACGATCCTTGTCTATACCATTCTGATTCTGTTGTGCTTCTTGCGTGACACATACAGTTCCAAACATCTCTCGGTGTAGTAGTTGAACCAAAACCAATATATGGTGATCCGTTTGGTCCGTTGTCTCCATAGTACTGAGAAATATTATTACCTTGTTCGTGAGTCCAAGTGCCGTATCCGCCATACGACTGGTCCCAAATATTTCTACGACCACTTGAATACGCATCAGTATGATACATCCAAACCATTAGAGTTTGTTCGTAACTAAAGTCTAAACTACCTAGTCTACCAGCAGTTCCGCTTACGTTTGCAATATCTCCGCTTTGTGTACCGGTCCAAGTAAACCAACCGTTAGCGTTATATGCTGGTGCAGTATTCCAAATACAATGATTTTCATTTCCTGATAAATCTTTCCACATCAAGTCAGGTTCTGAAACACTTTCCGGTTTTCCTGCATCAAGATAAACAGATAGTCCGTCAGTTACATAACCTTCTCCGTTATCTGTACCTACCCAGGTAGAGCCGTTATAGAATTCATTTCTTTTTGATTCAGAATTATATCTAAAAGATCCTTGTGTTCCAGTAGGTCTACCTGCGTGACCAGTGTCTGGAAGTCCTAGAACTCCATTTTGTATAGTTGTATTTTTTAAATTTGCCATCTATTTCCTCGCCCTATGGTAACCATAAACTATATACTATTGCTGGTGAATATCTCTGTCTATGTTCTTCTAATATAGGTGCACCAGCCCCTTTGATACTAACTAATAACCTCATATCGCGAAAATCTCGCTGACCGCTATAGTTATCTACCCTGGCGCCGAAATCTTGCATCAAAGTAGGATCAAGTTGTCCTGTTCTATTAAAAGGCTCGTCCCAGGTATTAAGAATAAGCATTTCTCCAACATTAAAACCTTCTAAAAAATCCTGAGCTTGATTTGCAGATGTAGCGTTGCCATACACATCATACCCGCCACTGGTTACATACGTCCAAAATCCATATGAATTCTGTCTTAATTTTGTTAATCTATACGATCTAGGAGAGCCAGAATTTAAAACCTGTGTCCCTTCGAGCCATATACGCTGATGGCGCTCGTCACCGTCGCTGCCGTTTTCAAAACTACTTGCACCAATCTGTATTAATACTCTTGGATCATAACTTGGACTTGTATTACCTGTTTGTACTACCCAACCTGCTCCATTCTGCCAACCACCACCGTTATACCATTCAGTTTGACTTTTTTGTGTGTTGTACCTTATCATTCCAACTTGCGGACTGCTTGGTCTTTGTGCTGTGGTTCCTCTAGGAAGTGT